CTATTTATGCGGTAATATCAAACGTTTCGGAGAGGTATCGGACTTACGGTTGTTTGATAGCGGAAATGGGAAATGGGCTGTATTCTCTAACGGAAGGCAATTAACTAACGTGAGATTCTAAGACTATGGACGAAGGATTTTTGAGGCTAAGCCGCAAGTTTTTCTCGAATGAAATGTGGAAAGTAGCCCGTAAGTTTTCGGAATGCGAAGCGTGGCTCGACTTGATTCAGAGCGCACGATTTGAGGCAACCGACAAGGCGTACAGCGAACTTATCGGAGGTCGGGAAATCTCTTATACAAGAGGTCAATATCCAGCATCCGTATCGTTTTTGATGAAGCGTTGGCAATGGTCTGAAAAGAAAGTGCGCTATTTCCTTGCCAAACTTAAAAAAAGAGGTATGATAACGACTTGTAATAAACAAGGTATGACCGTAATTACTTTATGTAACTATGATGAATATAATCCGGTCAAGGGCAGGCAAAGAGACGTAGATAAGGGCATAGACAACAACAAAGAAATCAGCGGATTAAATCATGCTTTGGGCGAACTAAGGGCAGAGTTAAGGGCAACCACAGAAAAAATGGCTCAAAAAATAGAAGAATTGGGGCAAGCTAAGGGCAATAATAAAAAGAAAGATGAAGAAGATAATAATATTCCCCCCACACCCCCCAAGGGGGGAGGCAAGAAAAATAAGCCTAAAGAGATTAATTCAAAAGCCCGTTTGCTATTTGAACAGCATTTTAGGGAAACCTTCGGGGCTGACTACTACTGGACAGCCAAGGATGCCGGGGCTATGTCCCAGCTCTTGAATAAGCTCAAATTCCAAAGAGAGCAAAAGAAAATGGACGTTTCCGATGATTCTCTGTTGTATGCCCTTCAATACCTTCTTTCCTCGGTCAAAGAGGGGTGGATATTTGATAATTTCAGCGTAACTAATATCAATTCTAAGTTTAATGAAATTATATCTCAAGCGAGAAATGGAAGCAATCGGAAAACTGATACAGAACCGGACGAAAGCTCCGCCGGCATCCAATCAATCGTCTTCGGTAAATAAGGTTAATCAGAAGCAATGGAGTAGGGAACAGGCTGACATATATTGGCGTAATCAACTCGTTGCATCTATGAAAACAATCTCGCCAGTCTTTATGGTTGATGATAGTAATCGCCAATTATTGAAAGCCCTTTATCAATGGGTTTGGGGGATTCCCGGAGTATTGGATGTAAGCAAGGGATTATTATTACACGGCTCTATCGGAGTGGGCAAGTCCACTTTGCTGAAAGGGCTACAGAACTATGCGGCAAAAATTGCCCGTTATTGTATTGGCGGCGCGGATGCTGGATTGACCTTTCAGTTTACCAGTGCTGCCGAGATTGCCTTACAGTTTGCCGAGAAAGGTATTATCGGGTTGAGCCTGTACACAGATAGGTCATGTATGCACAATCTTGCCATTGACGAAGTAGGACGGGAGCCTATGGATGCCAAACACTTTGGTACGGGCATAAATGCCATTCAGACCGTTTTACAACTTCGTTATGAGCAGCGATATAATTTCTATACCCACATGACTACCAATCTTGACCCGGACAAGGAGTTCTCTCAACGGTATGGAGCCTATATAGCCGACCGGGTGAAAGAGATGTTTAATGTGATAAAAATCGAGGGGGAAAGCCGAAGATGAAAGATATAAAACTGATAGCGACTATTCTGTCAATCCTGACAGCGTATGCCGCTTTTTATTTTGTCTGCTACTGGATAGCGGACTATTGTTTAAGGACTGACTTGTAACTGATGAAAAAAGATACACGATTATGAAACCAAGAAAACAACTAATTGACGCCGCCGTAGCCAATGGTAGCCTTGACAGAATGAACATGTTGCTATCTGCTGCACACCTGCTGAACTGTGAAGCCAATAACTTAGTAGAGGAAGCGAGTGATTTAATTGCTAAAAATGGTCTTCTGCTTGGAGACTTGAAGAAGCTGCACAACAATTTCGTTAAAAGCGCAGATTTGTACTTTCTGGAATTCTCCTCACTCGTAGAGACAGAGAAATCGAAGATGGATATGTTCAGGGACATGGACGACTTCGACGCCAAGTTCCGCGAGTGGGCAAAATTACCGTCTGATTGGAAACCTAAAGAATCAGAAGAATGAGTGAAAGATTGACACACGGCTCTCTGTTTAGCGGCATCGGTGGTCCGGAAATAGCTGCCGAAATAATGGGCTGGAAAAACGTGTTCCATTGTGAAATAAACCCGTTCGGGAGAAAAATACTTGATTATTGGTTTCCAAACAGCAAAAGTTATGAAGACATCACGAAAACAGATTTTACAGAGTGGCGGGAAAAAATCAATGTCCTCACCGGAGGTTTCCCATGCCAGCCTTTTTCTTGCGCAGGACAGCGAAAGGGAGCGGAAGATGACCGCTACCTCTGGCCGGAAATGCTACGAGCGATACGGGAGATTCAGCCCGATTGGATTGTTGGTGAAAACGTTGCTGGAATCCTCACGATGGTACAGCCAGGTAGTGAAACTCCGTTGGGACGTGAAGAATCTCTGTTCGGAGAGGTTGACCGAGAAAGAATATTGCATCGGCAGGAATACGTCGTCGAAACAGTGTGTAACGACCTTGAACGTGAAGGATATTCCGTCCAACCGGTTGTTATTCCGGCTTGTGCCGTCGGAGCGCCGCACAGAAGAGACCGTGTCTTCTTTATTGCCCACCGTGCAGACGCAGGGGTTAAAGGTATGCAACGAAAATGGGAAAACAACATTCTATCCGGTAGGGCTGCTCCCAACTCCGATGTCTACCGACATACACCATGCAAAACGGGTGAAGGATTTGAAAAATGCAGGTGCAAAAACGATGGCGAGTCGAAGAAACGGAAGCAATCGTCCGAATGGCCTAATGGATTTCATGGATTTCCACGGAATGTTACCTACACCAACGACAAGTTGTCACAATCCCGGAACGGCAAAGGACCGGAAAGACGGCAGTCCCCGGACATCAGAACTGAACCATTTGTGTGCCCGCCTGATTGGGAAAACTTCCCTACTCAATCCCCTGTTTGTAGCCGAGATGATGGGATTTCCACCAGATTGGACGGTATTGCCTTTTCAAAGTGGCGGCAGGAATCGATAAAGGCATACGGCAATGCGATTTTACCACAGGTTATATATGAAATTTTTAGAGCAATAAATATTGTAGAAAATGGAAGAATGGAAAACTATTGAAGGTTATGATGGAAGATATGAAGTCAGTAGTCATGGACGTATTAGAAGCGTCAGTATGTTTTTAGGGAATCATATATATCATGGAAAGGTTTTATCTCCCACAATAGCGACAAATGGATATTTAAAAGTTAATTTAATATTAAGAGGGAAAAAGAAGACTTGTTTGGTGCATAGGCTTGTCGCGAAAGCGTTTATAGAAAATAGAAAAAATCTACCACAAGTAAACCATAAAGATGAAATAAAAACCAATAATAATGTTGACAATCTCGAATGGTGTAGCGAATCGTATAATTGTAACTACGGTAAAAGGAATTTTTTATTGATAGAGAAAACAAGGAAGCCTGTATTGCAATTATCGGTTGATGGGAATTTGATAAACAGATTTGAAGTTTTAAATGACGCCTCCCGAATCACTAGGATAAATGCCGCACATATTTGTGATGTATGTAAAGGGAAAAGGAAATTAGCTGGTGGATATGTATGGAAATACGCCACAAGTAATGTATGAGATATTCCTGGCAATAGAATCTATAGAAAAAGGCAAATAGTATGAACATCCATCAGACAGTCCCCCGCTCCGATTGCACCTCTTTCGCGAAATGTGTCAAGCATTCCCTTGCCTATTGCCGGAAGTACGGTGCATCCGAATGCGGTCCGTGCGAGATAGTGAAACGGAAACCGAGGAACCGGGTGATGGTGGACGGTGTAGAACGCAAGGTGTGCAGCCGCTGCAAAAGACAGCTTTTACTATCCTGCTTCTATGACAGGACAATCTATCGCAACGGAAAGGTGTATCACATCAAGACATCATGGTGCAAAATGTGTGTTTCGGAAGACAATCGGGAACGGAATAAAAGAAATAGAGTAAATGGATAAGAAAGAACAACAATCAATAGACTTCCTTCGAAGTATATATCAGGATAAGCCTCTAAATCTTGGCTTTTCAGGTGGAAAAGATAGCGTCGTCATACTTGACCTTGCCGAACGTGCGGGCATTGTATATGATGCAATATATGCCAATACTACAGTAGACCCACCCGGAACAATCAACTTTATAAAGAAAAACTATCCACAAGTTCAGATAATGCACCCAAAGAAATCTTTCTTTAAGCTGATTGAGGAGAAAGGTTTCCCCTCTCGTTTACGTCGGTTCTGCTGCGAGGAGTTAAAAGAACGGTATGGCATTGGGAAAAGAAGCATTGAGGGCATGAGGGCTTCGGAAAGTAGAAACCGGAAAGATTATGAACCAGAACAGTGTGACACCCGTAAGTGGATGAAAGGCGCCAAACATATTCTTCCTATTCTTACATGGTCGGAAGAAGATGTTTGGAGCTATATCCGAAAATACGGATTGCCATATTCAAAGTATTATGACGCTCCATATAATTTGAGCCGTCACGGTTGTGTCGGCTGTCCTCTCTGCAATTACAAGCAGATGCAATTAGAGTTTAAGATGTTTCCCGGTTATGCCCAAAGAGTGATAATAGCCGTTGAAAGATATATGAACACTCACCCTAATGGGTTTCTTGCTCGCAACTTTGCAGACGGTTACGAAGCTTTCTATTACTATATAAACGAAATACCTATTGCGGATTTTCATGAGCAAAAGAAAGGCTTATTCGGCTTTAATGCAAAGAAAATCATTGAAAGGGAAATATTAAATCGAAGAACATGAAGAAAAGAATAGAAAAAGAGATGCAGAAATACCAGCATAGATACAAATTGCATCAGTATTTGAAGTATGCCCGCCAATGGTGTTTCGCTCTGGCATATAAGGGTAAACTATACACGTTGTTAGACGATGGTAGAATTGTAAAGGAGAACAGTTGGTTATGAAGCATTTAATTGATGCCATTATAAAGAAATGGTTCTGTTGCCACGAGTGGGAATACTTATTTGAGAGGAGAGTTGAAGTTGTTGATGATTGGGGTAATAGCAGTTGGTACACCGTCCGTCACTATTTCTGCAAGAAGTGTGGTAAATATAAGAAAATTAAAAGTCATTGATTATGAAACAGACAGTAGAAGAAGCAGCCTACAACTATCTCCAAAAGATATTGGAATCAAGCGATTTTGAGATAAACTTTGAAGAAGATAATTATGATGCCGGTGCTCGCGATGCAGTACTTGATGTAACAGAACGGGCTTATATAGCTGGTGCTGAATGGCGCATTAATAGCGTGTGGCATAAGACCAAAGATGAAGTGCCACAAGCTCATGGAGAATACGAAAATGAACATTATCCGCAGATACCATGCCTTGTATATGGGAAATTAAGCACTGGAACTGGTTACGGTGTCCGCTATTGGAATGTAACAGAGCAGTGCTGGGACGATGAAGAGTGCGATGATTACGAGTGTTCCAAAGATGCCATTGAAGAATGGGCGTATTTGGATGATTTAATACCTAATAAAAAGCAATGATTATGAAATCAAAATATGTATTATCAGTCGAACAGATGGAACATTTGCAGGAGCTTGGGTTGGATACAAGCGATGGAAGCATGTGTTGGTGTTACGCTCTTTCTTATAAAAATGCAAAATGGGAACTTGAAATATATGAAGATGTAATTAATCAAAAACGAGATAGTGCATTTTGGGAAATAATTCCCACTTACACTTTGCAGGATATTCTCGATAAGCTTCCTCCAATAATTGACGAGGTTTATTGGCTTACATTAGAAGTTATGGATAGGCGAAAGAATGAATGGAAGATTAAATATGCTCGTATAAATGCAGAACATGAATGTGCAAGTTTTAGTTCAGAAAAACTTATTGACGCAGCCTACGAGATGCTGTGCTGGTGTATTAAAAACGGATATGTTGAAAAGGAGGGTAAATAATGAAAGCGAGAATAAAAGAGACTGGAGAGATTGTAGAGGTTGAAGGCTTATTCGACGTTGGGACTGCCTTAGTGAAAGGTAGGTATTTCAAAGTGTCAGAACTCGACTTCTTTGATAATTTTGAAACTATTGATTGGGAGCAAAGGCGTTATGAATTGGCAAAATCCGCTATGCAAGGGTATTGTATTGCTTTAGGAATAAACGATGACAGTGAAACTTATGATGATATTGCAATAGGTTCCTTGAGAGCAGCCGATGCACTAATAAAGAAATTGAAAGGGAAATAACCATGGATATAGAAGAAGCAAAAAACAAGAAAGCGAAAGCCGAAATGGAGATAGCTCATATTCTGGAAAAACTTGAAACCGAAACGGGTTTAAAAGTCAGCACATGTTTTATATATGCAGAGAAAAGGATAAATCTGCGTTAGCTGTTTCCCCCATAGAGCATATAAAAACCAATATAATCTTAACGTTGTAATCATGGAAATTTCCGATAGGTTATCAGTTGATATAAGCCTTAAAAAGAAGGAGGGATAAATATGCAGAATGAAATTTCGTGGAACGAAAATACTTATTATAAGATTTACAATCCATATAGTGATATTTCTCCTTTAGAACCGTGTGATGCACCCAAAATGAAAAAATATCGCCCAAAATATGATAGGTGTACAAATAAGCAGATTGCGAAACGCAGGAAGAAGAATAAAAACCGTAAAACGCATAGGAGAAAATAATCATGGAAATAAAGAACGGAATAATAATAGACGGAGTGCTACATGAATTGAAGGAAGCGAAACATGATTATTGTTTAAAATGTTCGTTACGGAATAAATGCGATAATAGCGATTATCTTATTTGTGATATGTTTGGCGCGGGTCATGATGATTATTTTATCAATTGTGGCAAAGTAACAGATATTAAGATAGATAAGGAGGAATAACTATGGGATTTACAACACCGTGTTTCATAAGAAAGAATACACCGGAGCTTCGGAAGAAGTTGGAGGAGTTGGGATATAGATTATTTGGGGCGGAACTTAACGAAGATTTATGTATTTTCACTGGACCCGAATACAGTCTATATAGTGTTGAGTTTTTCAGTAACATTCCACATCCTGACGAAACCGATAGTGTTGATTGCAGAACCAACGAAGAGCTTTTCTTGGCTATCGCTGCATTAAGGGATGATACAGATAAGTTTCAATGGTTTACCGATGGAAATAAATGGATTTTGTGTCCTGAAATCAAGTTCTCTACCTATTGGGCTTACAATGATGTTGACATTAACACAGATACCATTCACAAGGCTACCGTAAACGAACTGATTGAACACTTTAAAGTATGAAGAAAATAATTATCCTTTTGGCAACAGTTGCACTATTCGGGTGCAATAACTCTGGAGAATACCCTATAGAACACCGTACAATTGAGGGAAGCGTGACTTATCTCAATGATAGTATAGTGATTATCCGTACCCATAAAAGGGGGGTTGGCAACTACGAAACGAAGATTATTAATTTGAAAAGACAATAGCCATGACCGAAGAACTTGTGACATTAGAGGCTGCGAAGCTGCTGAAAGATAAGGGCTTCAATTGGAAGTGTGAACACATAATAGGCTGCAATAAGGTTATTACAAAATATGACCTTCCGCAAAGTATGTCGTGTTGTACGGAAATAGATGGCGAACCAGTTGAATTTTTGTGTCCAACATTGTATATCGCCCAAAAGTGGCTGCGTAAAACCAAGAACCTGCATATTGAAATATACCGTAACGCTTGTGGTTATGGCTATGCTATCGTAAAAGCCGATAGCGGTACATGGATGGAAGACGATAATTCCAAAGGGCCTAACGATGGTGGGAATTGGGACGCATACGAGGAAGCGCTTGAAGCCGGAATACAAGAAACTTTAAAACTTATATGAGAATGGACCCTGTTGTAAATGATGCTTATAGGCTTAGAAAACTTTTAGAAAAAGCAACGGGGCTAAAAGTATATAAGTCGGAACTAATAGCCAACTATTTTAATGGCTATCTAAGTATAGTACAAGAGTATAAGAATGAAACCAATCCGCACATTACAGTAGCACAAGGTAGCTGGTCGATAGAAAACGGTGGGGAGTATAAAATTTCACTCTATACACCTACAATCGTTATTAAAGGCAAGAGGATACTTAATACTCGTTTTGTAAAAGATGTAGCCTATAAGATAGTGGAAGCATTAAATGATGAATTTGGGGAAGATAATTGGAATACGTGCAATGAGGAGCAAAAGTGTTGGCTTCCCATGTCTCGAAACTCTTTCTATTTACAAATCCCAAATTTTGAGAAATATTAAAACTTATATGATTATGAAAGCAAACCTAATATTTTTTCTTGCGATATTCATCATATCAGCATTATTTATCGGGCATTTCCGATTGACATTTTCGCCGTTCAGTGTATCCTTTCCCTATTGGCATAGGGCTATAGGAGTTATTCTTATCGTTGCAGGATGCTTGGTCTACAACATAGGTGAGCATATGTCCGGTTACAAGAAAGGGCTGGATGAAGGTATGGAGATTGTTTTGAAAGAGTTAAAAGAAAGATACAACCATGAATAGAAAAGAATATCAGGAACACTGCAAGCATAGCCCCTACAGTGGGCAATGCTACAAAAAGTCATTCATATCGGGTGTAGCAAACAATGTGCATGTGAACATGCGGTGTGACGGGAAATGCCCCCGTATGAGTAATTACGACAAGAGAAACGGAATATTAACTGATAAAGAAAGAACAGATGAATCTAAATGAACTGCGCGACCGCGCCTATAAAACCGCTTGCGACCACGGTTTCCACGATGAAGAATTGAGTAACGAACATTGCCTTTGCCTTGTAATATCCGAGCTTATGGAAGCTGTGGAAGCTGATAGGAAAGGACGATTTGCCAAAGTTCCGGTCGATAAAAAAGGTACAATATTTGACGAACGGACTTTTCATTATCAAAATAAGTATTTTGCGGAAAACTTTGAAGCATATATCAAAGACTGTGTGGAAGACGGGCTTGCCGACGCCTGCATACGCCTGCTTGATTTGTGTGGACTGCGTAAGATAGACATTGAGGACTTTACGGAAGAAATGTTGTACGATGCAGAGGAAAGTTGCAATGATGAGACCTTTACAGAAAGTATATACGCTATATCCACAATTCCCATCAGATATGAGTATGAATACGGCTATCCATTAGGAGGGCAATTAAACAGCATGCTATTGGCTATTTTCGGGCTTGCTAAACATTTGGGCATAGACCTTATATGGCATATCAATCAGAAGATGAGATACAATGAATTGAGAGAAAACAAACATGGAAAAAAGTATTAAACATTTCCCGTTACGTATAGACTGCCGTACAGTCATATATGTAACAAAAGATAAGCTTACCCCTGAATATGCAGAGAAGAAGCGAAAACTATTCAATTCTATTTCAGCGATTGAAAAGAAGGGTGGAGGATACCGGGTAACAGTTGATGTCGAAGAAGTAAGGGAACTTGTTGTCAGCGGTATGCGCCTGAAAGATATTGCAAAGAAATTGGGAGTGAGCAAAACCACTGTTGATAACTATATAAAGAAGTATGATTTGAGAAATGGAAAAAGATGAAACAGTTTGGACTGATGCGAAATGTGCAGCCCTTCGAGTTGAGTTCCTTACCAGCCGTGAGGAACTCTTTTTGTATGCAAAAGCCATCTATTCCGCTATGATATGGGGTAGGGAGGTGAACGAGCAAAATCGGATTATTCAGGAAAAGGATAAGTCTGTTAAATAAAAGAAAGAGCCAACCCACGCACGACCAT